AACTATCGGCTAATTCATCGCCTGCCGTCGTGTTCAGTGTCATTGCTGTTGCCTATGTTATGCAGCTTGTTGTGGAGTTGGTTCTTCTGGCACAGGGGCTTCTAGCTTATCCTGTCCATTCTTCGCCTGCTCATAGATTTCTATAAGCTTAGCTCGTGCTGTGTTGTTTGGAGGGTCTTGCCCAGTCATATCAGCAATTGCCTTGCGTAAATCCGCATTGCTTAGTTTAGCGTATGAGTCAGACGCTTTCACGGTTGGTTCAGGCTTACTATTGGCTGTTTTCGGACTTGTATCTTGAACCTCAACAGGAATACCCGCCTTTTTGTATGCGTCCACCACTTTAGGCCAATCACCAATGACTAGAACGCCCTTTGCCTTGGTTACGCGACCGTTAAAATAACGCGGATTTTCATATTGCATATTGGGTGAAAACCCGTGTTCTTGCGTTGAATAAATCAAGTCATACATTGTTTAATTCCAATCAAAAAATATGGAAACATCACTGTGGCTCATGGTTAGTGACCAATAAGCCAGTATTTTATGGTTGTTAGGTTAGGTTGATAACCACACCGGCAGTCGATTTGTTATCGAGTGCGTATTTATACCAGTTTGCACCGCTACCAAGTTGCGCAAGTGTCGGGTTTGCAGGGGCAGGGGTTGCGCCGTTCGTATTCCAAGAATAACCAAGTATTTTAAGGTTGAATGTACCTTCTGCACGATAACCAATCGACAGGTTTACTTTGTCATTTATTGGGTAAGAACGGAATCCTGGGGCTTGGCTTTCGACAACTTCGATAGCACCAGCCTGCAAGCCGAATATTTTATTTGCTGGTATTTTATCAGATACTAAAACTGGCTTACCCATTGTACCTGGCAATCCGCCGTAAATCACATAGCCAGTTTCTTCGAATATCTTTTGATCTATCGCATCATCAACCAAATCAGAATATGCCGAGCTATCCATTGCAAAGATCACAATATCGTTTCGTCGGTCTCCTAATTTTCGTAAGCCTTTGGTTAGGACTTTTTTATGATCTGTAGCGAAGCTGCCTGTTGCAACCATATTGGGATTAGAACTGATTGCAGCGTCTAGTGAAACAAAGGCGTGTTCTATAAAACCAGCAAGAGTCGCATCTGCGACATCTTTTCCTACGAGCTGGTAAAATTCATCAACTGAACGACCACGGCGTTTGAAGGCTTCTTCTGTGGCTGCATAAGGACCATATATCCAAGGCACCTTAACGCCAATACTTTCGTCCATGCCAATTTTTTGCTCGGTAACGGTATCAGCAGAGTTGACATCACGGTATCCAATTTTTCCACCAATTTTATAAATAGATGATCTATCAAAATCACCGGCTATTGCTTCAGATCGAAGACTAATAGCTCCGGCCGAGCTTTGATTGAATACCTCTAAAACGTCTTTCAAACGTTCCAAGTAGGAAGTTTGTGATACTGTATCATAAATGTTTGTATCGTTATTAACTGTAATTCCCATTGAAAGGGGCTCCTAATTATTTGGGTAGTTTAAGATATGCCGCTTGACCACATTCGAGGATATAACTGCTTCGTTCTTCTGGTGTCATTTGGCTGCGTTTTAAGGTGGTTCCCCCACCAATGTTGTTAGGCTGCTTCCCGCTGCCTGTGTGTCCGGTACCTTCAAAGGCACGGCTAAAGATTTCCGATTGCTTCATTTCTGCAATCAGATCGGCAATTTTTAGAGGTTCACCCTTGCCGTCGATACGAGGATCACCCTTAGCATCGACCACTGCAACCGTGTAATTGCCGTCATTCTCTACGACCTTAACATGACTTTTTACATGAGGTAGTAAGAGTTCAGGTACGCCCTTTGCCGCTGCAATAGCCGCCGTTGCTTGCGCATCAATCAAATTGGCTTCCAGTGCTTTGCGCATATTAGAAAGCTGGGTATCTTTTTCAGCTATTGCTTTAGCGTGGCTGTCGTTCATCTGGGCTTTTAACTTTTCCCAGTCACCAGCCTTTTCCGCCTTGAGCTTTTCAGCATCTTCCTGATCTTTGATAAGAGCTGCTAGCTCGTCTGGGGTTTTACCTAACCTTTCCCATGCCTTTACGTCTTTCTCATAACGTTTATGAGCGTCACGTTCTTTTTCTAAGGCTGATTTCAGTTTGCTTGTGTCTTCAATACCGGAAACATCGAGTTGATACTTTCCTTCTTTTTCGAGGTATAGACTGTGTAAGTTTTCTGGAACCTCGTCTAAGTTATCGAGTGTTAGTTCTAATGCCATTTTAAAGCCTCGCGCTTTGTGTTTGGGGCATCACGCCCATAAAAAAAGCCGCTACGGATTGCCCGTAACGGCTGGTGAAATGTGAAAGTATGAATAGTATTGTTGGTTTTGCTAGTTAGATCTATGACCCATCATAAGAAGCCAATTTTATCCATAGTACGACGGATCGGGTTGTCTTTTACATAAAAGATTAGCGTTATGAGCTGCCTTCGCCTCGTAAAAATTGTTCAATTTTCATTTTGATTATAGCAGTAGCAATATCCGCAGTCGCTTTCAGGCTCCATTCGCCTGTCTTTTTTAAGGCTGCTTTGGTTTTACCCCATGTTTCAGGATTACGAACCTTTTCCAAGAATTCGTGCCCTTCCCATGTTAGGTCACTAACATAGATATATTGCCCATAAGGTTTGCCATAAATTAAACCTGCGTCCATTAAGGCGTTTAAATGTTTTTTGACTAAATCTTCTGAACGATTATTAAATTGAATTTTTGTGAAAACAAGGTCTTCTTTGGCTTCTATGGCGAGCAGTATTTCACGAATAAAATCCAAATCAAGTTTCAAAGCATCACCCGCAAAAGAGTATATTCTACAATAAGCGGTACTATCGTTTAATTTCAGCAGCGCGTCAAATGGATTGTCATTCATTGGTATTGCCTCTATTAATCGGCGCAATCGCTGCCTGAATGTCATCTTCGCTATCATCTGGTAGCTCATTCAACAGTCTTTCACTTTCGATAGAAGCTTCAAACTCTGGTGAAAGGATATTGCGACGCTTCATTTCAGACCACAGAGTATCACGACTAATAAGCCCGTCTTTTTGCATTGAAAGCAGAATATCTGGTTGCTTATCTTCGCCTATCTCAATTGCAAAGTCTGAATTGACGTATACAGACGGTTCAAATTCGATATTGAGCCATTTAGCTGTCAATACAAAGCAGTTTTCTAATGCGTCCTTTAGAATGAATGACCATGCTTGAACCGCACTGGCTGCCTTCTGTGATGCAAATGCCGCCGCTACTT